TAACACCATCGACCTTAATAGAGTTGCCTACAACGTGCGGATCTCTCTCATGTCCTGCACAGGTGTAACGTCCTCTAGCTACTCTGGCGTTCTTCTTAGTAGCCTGGTTCGGCCCCCAACGCATCCAAGCTCCTCTAAGACTGCTACGTATGAACCCTCTGTATCGGGCCTCAGTCCATTGATTGCTGTTGCGGGTCTTTGCAGGCTTCATAGCTGATAGTGTACCACTAGCTACCACCACAGACTACAACGTACCCAATGCAGACATAGACGAAGCCGTTGACGTTCTCAATCTCCAGCAGCGCTCTGTCGTGCTTCAGGAACGGTAGTGTGACTCGGGCTACAGCGATTCCCCACTTCGTAGGGCTGTAGTAATAGGGGCTGAATAGGTCTAGTGAAGTCATGTTAGTTCTCCTCTGTTCTAATTAGTTCTTTACCGTTCTTACGCTCTCGCTTATTAAACCGCTTCTTAATCTGCTTCAGCGTCCCTGGCTTCCAGCTATACCACTTTCTAGCACCTGTTAAGGCGTCGTATTCATCGGCTCCCTTCATAGGTATTGAGCGCTTCATTGTGGAGGCTGCCAAGTTTCTCCTTCATATCTACGTAGGTGTAATAGCTGTCCATTCTCTAGCGCTCTGTCGCGTCCTAGTTCATAAACCACTACGTCCCACATCTGCGTCTCTGTTAAGTCTTCCAAGAGCTTCAGCGACTTAACTAAGCCTATGCCGTCAGCTCCTTTGATGTTGTCTATACCGTCTCCTATTAAGAATTGACGATAGAACCACAGCTTCCCAGACTCTTCCGTCACTTCATAGAGCTTCTTATGTCTCGGATTGTAACGCCAGCCGACACACTGGTCAAAGTCTTTGTCCTGTGACACTATAACAGCTGTCTCGTCTCCTTCAGCAGCTGTGGCTATATCGTCATCAGCTTCCTGGCAGACGGACAACTGAGCGTCCCATTCCTTTAATAAGTAGTCTCGTAACCCTTGTAGATGAACAGGCTTTTCAGACGGTCTATTGCCTTTGTAGGGAGCTGTAACGGCTACAGCATGCCTAAAGTTGTCTGCAGAAGCTCCAGAGAGAAACAACGTCCATGTTGTGTCCTCTACTGTTGTCAGATCAGCTATGATGTCTCCTATCATGCTCGATAGCGTCTTGCAGGCCACCTCTAAAGGCTCTTCCTTGCAAGAAAACGCTACAGCGTAGCAAGACATATCAGCGTCAATTAAGAGCCTCATGAGCTAAAGAGCTTCGTCCAAGTCAATGTCTGCATCGACTACACCGTTACCCTCGTAGGCCACTAAGTCTGTAACGATCAGCTTAGCAAGGCTAAAGCTACGTCCTTTAGATCCGGTAGGACTTACCCAATCGTAAGGAGTTCCTACCACTTTAACTTTAGAGCCGTTGCCGACTAAAACGCCTGTGATGTTCTCTCCAGAGCTGTCGTAGTACCGTATCTCGTTCTCGCTTTTAGAAGTGATAAACTTATCCATTTCTGGCTTGGTCTTCACGTTAATACCTACGCTTTTGAGCTTCTCCACAGCAGCGTCTGATAAGTTTCCTAAGTCTATCTGGTACTTCCCAGACAGTGTGTTCTTAGTTGTTAAGTTAGCCCAGTACGCTGTAGCGTTTAGTATGATGGGTTGGTTTGACATAATGATGCTCCGTTCTAGTTAAGTTAATTAGTTTTTCGTTATCTATATAGTATTATACCACACCTATCTAGTGTGTACAAGTTATTCTTTGCCTCCTTTTTCCGTTAGTGAGTCTCCGACCAGTTTAATCCTATCTTATATTCAGCACCTAGAGGACATCTCAGTCCTAACTCGACACCAGCTTGTTTAATCGCCATTACTCCACAGGCTCCTACAGCGTCTCCAAAGTGCTGTGGAGTCTCTATCTGCCATTCATCGTGGACGTTGGCTACTAATTTATAGTCTATGTTATTATTGTACAGCATTTCTACTAAGATTACCAGAGCTTTCTTCATTACAATAGCTCCAGCGCTCTGCAGCAGCGTATTCAATGCAGCGTGTTGGCTTCTCACTCTTAACACTCTACCGTCTAAACCAGGCAGCAGACCATTAGCGCTGTGTCGTTCCACTTTGTCCTTCAGGCGCTCAATAGCTGGGGTGTTTTGTAGGAACTTATCTGTCATAGTCTTACCATGTTTGTAGCCTTTGCCAATGATAGAGCCTATCTTAGCTGGGCCAGCGCCATAGAGAAAGGCGTAGATAAATGTCTTTGCTTGGTCTCTATCACTCAGACCAGCCGCTTTCATATTAGCAGTGTGTACGTCGCCCTCTAAGATCTCTTTAGTGTATCCTTCGTCTCTCATATAATGAGCAAGCATACGTAGCTCTAAGCCACTAGCATCAATACCTACTAAGACGTTACCTTGCTCAATTGTAAAGCAGGAGCGACATTGTTTACCATAAGGCGCTTTAGTCGCTGGTATCTGAGCCATATTAGGACTGTGATGTGTCATGCGCCCTGTTACAGCTCCGTTGGTTATAACTCTACCACGTATCCTACCGTCCTCCTGCTGATGCTTAAACCAGCCATTGAGCAGACCTTCTCGCTTCTGTAGCATTAGATATTCAGAGCATAACGTAGCCTCTGGCAGCTTAACAGCCAGCAGAGTACCTTCGTCAATCACTATAGTTCCTTTCTCGGTCTTCTTAGTAAAGTTAGCTCCCAGGCTCTGCAGTCTCTTAGCTATCTGTGGCCTAGACCCCATGTTGAAGACCTCTACACCGTCCTTTAGACGCTTTCCGGTCTTCTCTGACCATCTCTCAGTCACTATAGGGAGAAACTTAGTCTGGAGGATTGCCTTAATCTGCTCCATACGGCTAGTCAGTTCCATATATAGCTCTGTAGCCGCCTGTGTGTCCATTCTAAAGCCGTTAAGCTCTTGTTGATGGGTCACTACAGCTATAGAGTGCTCAAGCTCTCTACAGGCCTCTGAGAAGCCCTCAGAGCATAGTAGCCTATCAAGGTGCTTATATAGCTTCTTAGTAATTGTTACGTCCTGTTCACAATACTGCACCATTTCTGCACACAAACCGCCGTCGTAGTCTGTGAAGTCTCCTTTAGGAAAGCCCAGCGTCTGCCCCCAGACAGCTAATGAATGCTTTAGCTCTGGGTTGTACAAGCGACTGAGAATCATAGTGTCCTCTAGCTTCTCTGTTGCAACGGTAATGTCCCACACTTTAGACAGCACAGGCGCGTCAAAACCTATGATGTTGTGGCCTATGATAGTGTCGTAACTGTCAATGAGCTGCTGCAGTCCTTCAGGCTCCACAAAACTCCACCGCCTCTCTAGCTCAAGGTCTTCACAGCAGCACAACCAGATAGTGTTGTGGTCTGTGGTGGTTTCTATGTCGAGGATTAGCTTAGTCATCTATATAAACCTCTAAAGGCAGGTCTAGCTCTTCATTATCTATAGCATAATAGCAAGTGTTGCATAGGTCTGTGTACTCTTCAGAGTCTATGTACTTACGTGTGCTCTCTTGGTCGCTCAAGGCGACGTTGCAGGCTTTACATCTCACGATTTAGCTCCTTTCTTCATAGTCTTCTTAACTCGCTGATAAATAGCTCTGAAGCAACCAGGCTCCAGCACTATTTGTCCAGTGTGCTTGTTCTGAAGATAGGCAGTTGCTGTGCTAGTGTCGGCAAAGCCTTTCTTAACTAAGTAACGTATCTGTTTAGCTTTTCTATTGTTCATAGTGCCTCCTCTTTAACTTCCGATAGTCTACCAGATCCTTTGTCGTATTGCAAGATTCCAGCGACCCCTGTTTCACCACTGAAGCGATTCTTCAGCACCCGTACCACTGTCTGATTCTTCACTTCTACGTCATCACTCTGTCGATTAGCCTCAAGTCCTATAGCAATGTCCGAGAGCTGTGCAATGCTGCCTGAGCCTCTAGCTTCACTAAGCTGAACTCGTCTGCCCTCTTCATGGCCTGAGCCATCACTAGGTTTGCGTAGGTGACTTATGTTAATTAAACATATCCCTGTCTCTTCCACCAAACTCCTCAGACTGTGCATCACATTGTCGATAGCTTCCCTCTCGTTAGTCTTACCGTTGCCTACTAAGCCCACCAGGATACTGATGTGGTCTAGCAGTATTACTTTGCAGTCCTGTGCCTTAGCTAAGTAACGCATCTGCGCCAGTACACTGTCCATAGTGATTGCTCCTTCGTGCTGTAGAAACATGAAGCGGTCAGCAGCTAGTACGTCTGCAAAGGCTTCTTCCTTGTCTGCTAAGCGTTGCTCTGCTGTAACGTCCTCTAGGAAGGGCTTGTCCGACACTCTGCTAGGGTCTTTTAAGATTGTCTTCATCTGTGCCACTGTCGGCAAGTGAAACGGCTTAGAGCTAGACAAGCTCATCATCTTCATAGCCGCTACGCCAGCAGTCTCCTCGAGGCTTAGTACGCCTAACTTAGTGTCAGTACCTTCGTAGACCTCGCGTAGCACTTCTTTGACCACTGTAGACTTACCAACTCCGCTTCCTGCCATAACTGTGACAATCTCTCCAAAGCGTAGACCGTACAGCATAAGATTGAGACTGTCCCAAGGGTATGAACAGAAGGGCATCTGTAGCTCTTCCATCACCTCATCATAGAGCGCACTAGACGGTATAATGTCATCAGGCGTATAAGACTCTGCAGCCCACCAGTCTTTAGTGAACTTCTTAGCCTCTCCAGCCTTTAGATAGTCACAGGCGTCTTTGTGTGCCATCTTCATCACCTTAGACTTACCAGCGAACAAGGCTGCAACGTCTTTAGCGGCTGCCTGGCCTGGTTCGTCCATGTCAAAGGAAATAACTACATTATCAAAGCTGTTCAGCCATTTAAACTGAGCTTGACAGTCCTTCATAGCGCTCCCTGCTCCGTTCTTTATGCTTACTACAGGATAGAGCGAGCCAGTCATTTGAAAGGCTGCTAAGGCGTCATATTCTCCCTCCACCAGCGTCACAAACTTACCGCCAGCACTAAATAGGCTCTGACCGTATAAGCCAACACTCTTCCACTCTCCGCAGGTCTGAAAAGCCTTACCATCCTTTCTAATCTTAGCAGCCACTACTTCAGCTCCTTCTGGGGCTGTGTAACCGAACATAATCTTGTTAGCACTGGCTAAGGCGCTATACTTCCTTGCTGTAGCGCTTGTTATACCTCTCTCTGGAATTGGGACGTAGTTAGGCTTTGAAGGAAACATAGATGCGTCTGAGCTTAACTGTCTTACTATAGGTGTCTCCTTAGTCTTTACAGCCTCTATAGCCTCTGCCTTCGCTGCTGGTTTATAGCCTTTCCCGTCTGCATTACACTGAGCAAAGCAAAAGCCTCCTCCGTCTGCATAAACTGTTAAGCCGTCAGAGCTGCCGCAGTCTGGGCATTCTACGTGCATTTCTTTATAGTCTGTCATCGTTTTCTCCAGGTTATATACTAAGTAGCCACATAAGCACCACTATACAGCTTCCTAGCAGGTATGTAACCCCTAAGCAGGCTCCTATGGTTATAAAAATATCTAGTAGCTTCATACGTTTCTCCGTACTGTTACGTTTTGTTAAGGTTATATTTATTTACACAAAAATATGCTATAATAAACTCTATAGTTCGTTAAAGACCTCTAGACTATTCAATAGCAAAGTCATTAACAGCCTCTTCATAACGCTGTTTAAGTATTGTATGTAAATTACTTCTTAGAGACAACTTAGAGTCTACATAGCTAAATAGCTCTTCAACTAAAGCACTATCAGCTCTAAGTAGTATCTCCAGGATCTCTAGGTGCTTAGACTCTATTAAGTCTGAGGGGTCACGCCAGAGGCCGTGTTCAGTTTCGAGGTAGTCTGCTAGGTAGTTCATTGTTCAGTCTCCTAAGTCATAATCAAAGGCTGGAGCAAACAACTCCGCAGCCTGTTTAATCTCTGCCGTATTCAGCAGAAGTGAATCTATAAATTCCTTCCAAGCATCAGTGTCTAAGTCGGCTGTGAATAGGTCTATAAGGTCTGTGTAGTCTAATTCACCTACAATAAGCTCCTTTAGCTGGTGCTGGTGGTGTAGGTCTAGGCTGTCTGCTTCGCCATCCCAGGCTGCTGCGTCTGCCTCGCCTAAGTAGCCTATGAATCTGTCCATAGCTCTGTTGATTGCTTTCATCTGTGTAGCTCCTATAGTCTCATTGAATAGGCATAATTAGCCTTAAATACTGCTTCTTCTCTATTATAACCTAGTCTTAAGTAACGTGCAACCAGGCTTTGCAGTTCTTTCTGTTTAGAATTGTGTAGCATTGTTAAGAATCTCCTCTATAAAGGGCATCTAACATAGACATAAAATCGTCAGCAGCAACGTCGCAGTAGTTGCAACCCTCCTTCAAAGACACTGCAAAGCCTTCATACTCAAACATCTCTGAGTGATTCTTAACTACTAACACGCCTTCATCACCATCAGTGTAGATGCCTAGTTGTATATCACCACTAACGTCTACAATCTCATAATCGGGCATAAAAGCGTGTGTCCATGCTCTAAACTTCGCCACAGTGGTCTCTAATAGCTCTGCTAAGTCTTCTTCATTAAATGTCATCTTAGTTTCTCCAATATGTCTTAGAATTATCAATTCTACTAAAAGCTCTACCGCCTGTCAAGGCTTGATAGAGTGCTACGTTGCTTAGTCTCATTGTTTCCCAAGCCTCTTTAGAACGTCCATAATCACAGGATCGTCAGATAGCTTCTCTAAGTAGTTGTCAAGGTCTGCATGGGTTGCGTAGGTCGTCTCTGGCTCTGCTAAGTTATCTCTGCAATCTTCGCAGATCAGCTCAGTTGGCTTAGAGCCTTCAAAGCAACCACTATAATCAGCGTCTCTGTATTCGTCGCATTGTTCACATCTAAATATACTCATAATAGTCTCCGTAGTTCTGCATAGTCCCTCAGAGGCCATACAAGGCCCCTTAAAGGCGTTTTAGCTCTCTTTAGGTGCTAGGGTACTGCCTAGGCTATAGAGGGGCTTTAAAGGGCTTAGGATACTCCTCTATTTTGTACTTAAGAACCTTCCTAACTTTCTTTTTATAGCTCTTACTGCCCGTGATGAATATATACCTATGCTTTCTAGGTCTAGGCGCTAAATAGAAAGCATCACCGTATTTATCTCGCATAGCCTGCGCTCTGTTCTCTGTGCCTCTGAATTCATCAGCTATTGTTTGCCCATGTAAGTGTTCTTTTCCTTTCACTTTCCAATCTGTACGTTTAGCACTGAGCCCACAATACAGGAAATTAGTCGCTTGGTACACTAAGCCGACATGGTGCTGGCTAATATCTGCAAAGCTAACCACTATCTTGTTCTTTGGTAACAGTCTTAAACTACGCCCGACTAACAAACTAGCTTCATTCGGTCTATTGTGGCGCAAGCATAGCCTGTTTAGCTCTAATACGTCCCCTTTGAAGGTGTCTCCTGCTATGCCGCGCCGAAGTGGTGCGCTCGGTGGCGTCCCATATGTAACAACCCCACAAAGGATACCGTCCAAGAACAAGCCGTAAGCATAACTCACACTAGGCCAGCGCCTAGCATAATGAATGTCTAGGACGTACTCTTTGCATTGGTCGCGCTGTATAGGCTCTACGGAGTACACTAGGACAACCTATATCCGCTATTCGATAGGCATTCTTCCAAGCATCCAATACCAACCGACTCAATCGAACTTTTAACAAAGTCTCGCGGGGTTTCGTTATCAATACCAGCCTCGACCATGTATGCTTTGACTTGCTGTAAATCAATATCAACTGTGAATTCTACTTTGATTTTCATTGTGCGTCGTTCCTATATAGATAGATGGAGATTAATATAATGCCTAAGATGGCGTAAGTGTCTGGCATGGTCTACGGCGACAAGTGAAACGATACAAGCGTCAATCGAGACTCGTGCTGCGCTTCGCCGCGCTCTTTGATCCAGTCCTTAATGAGACTCTCTTGATGCCACATTGTTGCTGCAATCACTGAAGTGTCGCCGGAGTGAACAAGGACATTAGAAATATCAATGTCTCTATACTTTGTTAGCCCTGTTCGGTGCTCCAATAGTGCCAAGTTAATACGCTGCGGTTTCATGCTACCGCCTCAATCAATGTTAACGCTTCTTCTAAACTCTCTAAAGCTCCAGTTGTGTCTCCTTCGGGCTTTAGTGTGTTGATGCCTTCTGGTGTAATCTCCCTAGCTGCGTAGATAACACTGCTCATAAACCTTTCACGAGTGACAAAGAATCTATTGTGTAGGATACCTGTCTCGTAATATGTGTTGAAGAAACCACCAGCACCAAACCAATTGTTAAAGTATTCAGTGCTCTTTATAGTTTCTCTTGCCACCTTTCTAACTTCTGTTTGATTGTCCATCTTATTAGTCCTATTAAGTTTAAATTGATACAGCTATTACATAAGCCAGCATTATTACACAGCCTATTACAAATGCAAAACTGATTAGCTCGCGCCATGTTGTGGTGTTCTGTTTCATCTGTATATTTCCTAGTTAGTCTTACCCCGAAAGCCCACAATTAAGTAGGCTATGGTGGGACTGTGTAGTCTGTGGATGTTAGCTAACGCTA